GCAGTCACCCATGACCCATGCACCGCGGAAGGTGCGATCGGCCGGGACCTCGGCGGCGTCCACGATCTCGTAGGGGACGCCCTCGGGGACATCCTTCAGGGCAAGCTCAATGGACTCGGTGGGGATGATCACCGCGACGCCGCCATCAGGGGTTGGGTAGATGATGCGTTTCATGGTGGTTTACCGAAAGATGGTGACGTTGGCTTGCACCGGATCTGCAGCTACGTTGTTGGTTCCAATAATACCCACAACGCCCAAAGATAGAGACGAGGAATTAACGTTGCTTAAGGTAGTACCAACGGTGTTATATCCAGCAGGTGTCTGAACTCCGGCTATTGCCGCGTAATTTGAGTCCACCATTGCCGTCGTAAAGTTTACCGTATAGCTCCCCGCTCCGTTATCCGTAATACTGCTCACGTTGTAGCTCGCACGGATCGCCACGGTGCCGGTGCCGTTGAAGTTTACCCAGGCGCGGCACAACTGACCTGCTACTAGACCAGGCGTGAGCGCCTTGGTGGCTATGTAGAAACTAACCGGGGCACTGCTCAGCGTGGCGCCTGCGTTGGCGCTCAGCGTGACGGTGGTGCTGGCAATGCTGCTGACGGTGGTGCCAGGCGTGATGCCTTCGCCGACAACAAACATGCCAGCCACAATGCCAGTAGCTGAGGCAACGGTCAGGCTGGTTGTTCCGCTGGTAACGGTGCCGGTAGTGTGCGTGCCGTTGACTTCAGACGTAGTGGCAAAAGGCACCGCGCTGGAAAAACTCAGCACACCGCTGCCATTAGTGGTCAGTGATTGACCGGCCGTACCGTCACCACTTGGCAAAGTCCAAGTAATATTTGATGCAACTGTTGCAGGCGCTTGAAAAGCAACGTAATGCGTGCTATCGCTATCCCAATAGCGGGTATCTCCTTGTGCAGCTAGGTTGACACCAGCAGAATCAAACCACCCACGTAGTACGCCGCCAGTAGCAACACCCAACTCATTGGCTGCTTTGCGATAAATGCCGGTGTCACTGTCGCCATCAAATGCCACCGCCGGCAAAGCAGCAGTACCACCATCGTCCGCAAGCAATGCGCCGGTCAACGTACCACCTGCAAGGCTCAGCAAGCCAAGGTTCGCGCTGGCCAGCGTGCCAATCGTGATCCATGCGCTGTTTGCTGCATTGCGCAGCTTCAGCAGGCCCGTGGTGGTGTCCGCCCACCACTGATAGGCGTAGGTGGTGCTGGGCTCTGATGCGCCGCTGTTCTGGCTGACGATCGCCGCCAGCGCGTTGTTCAGATCCTGCCGGAAGGCAAGGCCGGACTGGTTGGCCAAGTTGTAGTCGTGCTGAGCCATGCCTTAGATCTGCCTCCCGAACCCGATGGCTGTGTAGGTGAACTGGCGGCTCACGGCACTGCCGGCGCTGTTCTTAAAGGTTACTGCAAACCCTGTCCGCGCAACAGAGGAGATTTCAAAGTAGTCGCCGGTGGCCATGTCGAAACCAGTCACGCCGACACTGGGCGCCTCGAAGAAGGCATTAGCGAAGGTGGCCGTATACGCACCCGCGCCACTTGTCAGCGCCGCTGATTGCTCGGTGCGCTGCTGCAGCTCAAGTTCTGCGCCAAGCTCTTCGATGAGGATGTTCTGGGTCGGGTCGGTGCTGGTGGCCACCGTCTTGAACTGGAAGCCACGACCCCGCACGATCGCGTTGGCAAACTCGCGCCAAGCACTCCAGGTCGGTGTGCCGCTTGGGTCGTCCTGCGTGGTGCGCACATAGGTGAGCGCGTTCACGCGATCGCCACCGGTGCCATCGATCAAGTCCCAAGTATCGATGTCTTCGAAATGGTCATCCCAGAAGTCGCCGGGGATGTAGGGCAGGGTGACCAGCCGCCGGCGCATGTTGCAGTCAAAGACGCCGGGGAAGGCATAGGTAGATCCGAACTCGTATTCGCCCGCCGGCAGCACGCCGCCCACGCTGTCGATCGAGGCCAGCGCATCCCAGTTGCCATCAGTGGCCATCTCATCCACCGCAAGCCCGCTGCTGAGCATGATGCCGCCAGCCCCGCCCGCTTCGGCCAGGCTGGTGACATAGAACATGTCGGTGTAATTGCCGTTGAAGGGCGGGCTCTCCAGCTCCTCCGCGTAGGTCTGCACCAGCTGCCGCGGCTGTGGCGTCGGCAGGTCCACGATCACGCTGGTGGCCACCAGTGACCGGCGGCCGCCGTCATCCTCGAACTTCACCAGATAGGTGCCCTCGAGCAGCGGCACCTGCTTCTGGGTCTGGCTGCCGGCTGCAGCGGCCACGATCTCTTGACTCTCCTCCCAGATGGCACCGGCGAGTGCCACGTTGTGGCGGATCAGCACCTTGCCACCGAGCACCACGTCAAGCTCGGGGGAGCGATCCCAGCTGAGGATGGCGCTGGCGTTGTCGATCGAGATCAGGGACAGGCCAGTGACGCTCTGGGGTGGTGCGGTCTTGCCGAAGGCTTGCACTGTCAGCTTGGCCGGCTCCACTGACTGCCGCAAACCAGCGTTCAGGCTGTAGACCTGCACCTCATAGACGCCGGCGGTAGTGTCGAGGATCTCGTAGTCGGGCCGCGCCTGTGTGGTGCTGGTCCAGTTGCCGTTCTGCGGCCGCCAGCGCACCCGATACTCATTGACGCCAACCACCGGCTGCCAGCTGATGATCAGCTTGGCCAGCGCGCGGCCGTTCAGTTCGTAGAGCGTCTCGACGGCCTGCAGGTTGGTGGGCGCCGCCGGGATGATGTTGAGATCGGTGATGTCCCGCGGCTGCAGCGCCGCGCCGCGCTCGATGTAGTCGTATTTGCTGGCGTTGTAGGCCAGCGCGCTGATCGCGTATTTGGCGCCGTCCTGCTCCTGCACGCTGAGCACGCGCCAGGTCGAGGTCTGGATGTTCGAGGTCTGGTAAAGCCACACGCTGTTCGCGTTGGGCGCTGCAGCCAGCGGTGTGGCCAGGCTGGCCACGTTGCCGGCGATCGCCGTCACCGCACTGCTCTGCACCGTGCCATTGGGCAAGATCACCGAGAGGGTGGCGGCTGCGCCAGCTGCGAGCCCGCTGGCGTCGTCCACCGTCACCGTGGTGGTGGTGGCTGCAGTGATGCGGCCGCCGCGCCGTGAGCCGGCCTTCACCGGGTCGCTGATCTCGATGATCTGCCCAGGCCGCACCACCACGCCGGCATCGATCGATGCGGTGAAGCTGACCACCTCGCCTTCGTACTGCTCCGAGTACAGCAGCCACTCGCCGATCCTGCTGGCTTGGCCGCGGGAGGTGCAGGCAAAGGCGCTGATCTGCGTGGAGACCACGCCGTGCTTCGCGATCGCGGCCTGGTCCTCCACAACCTCATAGGCGATGTCCCGGCTGGGCAGGTCGAGGTAGCTCACCACCGCCACGGTCGGCCGGGTTTTGCGGCTGCTGCCCTGGTAGCTGAAGCCCTCCTCTGAGACGTTGGCCAGCGTGAACAGGTAGGCCGAGTCCGCCGGCCGGTCTTGGCTGATCGTCAGAGCGCCAGTGCTCCAGTACGGCATGGCCCGGAACACCGAGCACATGTCGTTGATCAGCTTGTAAGCCTCCTCGGCCGTCTGGATGTTGATGTTGCAGGAGAAGCGCGGCTCCTGGCCGCCGAAGCCGTCAGGCACCAGCGTCGAGGCGTACTGGCTCGCGGCATAGAAGGCCCATTTGTCGAGCTGCGCTGCCTTGACGTGATCGCCGAAGCCGTAGCGCGTGGAGGTGAGCAGGTCCCACAGGATCCACGCCGGATCGGAGCACCACTGCGCCGCGCCGAGGGTGCCGTTCCAGATGCCGCTGTAGATCAGCCGACCGTTGGTGGTGTCCACCGTCGCGTTGCTGGGGATCCGCACCTTGATGCCGCGGATCAGGTAGGAGCGGCTGGGGATGCTCGAAAACTGCTCAGCGTCCACCCGGAGGCTGACCAGTGCGCTGTTGGGGTAGCGCAGCTTGGCATAGGTGATCTCGGTGTAACTGGTCCAGTTGAAAGCGTTGGCCAGCTTGGCGCTGCCGCTGTCTGCCGTAATCCGGGTCACGCGAATGTCTGCCGGGGTGCTGCTCAGCCCCACTAGGTAGTCGCGCTGATAGGCGTCAGCAGTGCGGCCGGCGATCGTGTCATCGATCACGGTGGTGTAGCCGCCGCCTCCGTACTGCACGGCAATCTGTAGACGCACGTCGGTGCCGTTGATGTCGCCTTCGTTGGTGAACGACTGCAGCTGCGGCACTGTGATGGTGATCCGCGCGGCGTTCACATTGGGGGCGCTGATCGTTTGTGTAACCGGCGTGGCCTGCGACACCTGCACGCCCACCGGCTTCTCGTCCTCGATTTCAGCCGATCCGGGAATGAAGGCCTGATCCTGCGTGCCGTTGCGCGTGTAGACGGTGACGTTCTGAAAGTTGAGCGAGCCGTTGGCGTTCTGCAGCGGCGTGTTGTTCAGGAAGATTGATTGCAGGCCGTTTTTCAAACCCGCGATCTCGCCTTCACTGAGCAGGTCCAAAACCTGCGCATACTGCGAGCTGTTGAGGTTGTCGCCCGCTTCTGTCGGGGTGCGCTGTCCGCCACCGACACCTTTGGCAAGCCTGTTCATCCCGCCGCCCGCGCCTGCGATGCGACCAAGGCCGAGACCGGCGTTGTGAACGCGAATCCCGCCAGCGATGAAGGTGTGATGCCCTTCAACGGTCAGGTTGTAGACAGTGCCATGGCAGAGCTGGGCACGGTCCACGATCGGCCGCAGATGGCCGTTCTCATCCACTAGGCAGTCATCGCCGCCCAGCGTGTCGATCTCAACGAAGGCGTTGAACTGGTTGAGCACCCAGTGATTCGGCGTGGCGTCCAGCACGGCGCCGCCCCACAGGCGATAGCGGTTGACCCGCTCGCCTTCGTGGACGTGAACCTTGAGCACCTTGGCCTGGTGGACCGAACCCTGATCATCGAAGCTGAGCACCAGATCGCCCGGCTGCAGCTCATCAATGCGTCGCTGCCCATCGGGCACTCGGATCAGCGTGTGCCCTAGGAAGCACCCGCCGCCGCCGCCACCACCTGCGCCGAAGATCCTGCTCATCCCGCCACCTGCACGGTGTCAACGCCGGCCGAGATCACCACCGAGCCCACCAGCGTCTCGCCGTAGACGACGGGCACGGGCACGCCCTGCCGTGACGTCTGCTGGATGCCGGAGAAGCTGTAGGACTTGCGCGGGTCTTGGTCGGTGTTGGCCCCAGTGGCGCCTGGTGTGGGGCCAATCTTCGGCACCGGCGTGAGCAGCTGCGCGACGCCGCCGAGCACCAAGGAGACGCCGATGCCGGCAAGCACAGTGCTAACAGCAACAGGAGCCGCAAGACCTAGCAGGCCAATAGTTGCGCCACCTGTAAGAAAAGCAGCGGCAATTAAGCCCACACCCAAAATGATTCGACCTGCGGCACTGCCAGCACCGGCGAGCACGGGCACGATCTTGATTTGCTGCTGGCCGGCTGGATCATGCAGTTCATCCTCGGCCAAGTCGAGGCCGCCGACGCTCACCCGGTAGTGCTGGTCAGCCATGTGGCGCTCCAGCTGCGGAAAGTTGGCCAGCAGGAACCGCACCGCCTCAGCAGCGGTTGCCACCTCGGCCATGAACTTGCGCCGGCCGAGGAACTTTGCCAGCCGCCCATAGACCCGGATCTCGCGCAGCATGGCCCCGCTCAGCCTCCACCCATCGTAGTGAACTCGGGATGGCGTAACCGCCGGCCCGTGCACTTCTGCAGCCACCCGCCATAGAGGTCGCGGCTGCTCAGCCTGCCGCGGATGTGATGCAGCACCAGGCCGTCGCCGATGTAGACGCCGACATGATTCAGGCCCGGCCCGCTGATGCTCATCAGCAGCGCATCGCCCGCCTGCAGCTCATCCTCATCGTCCAGCTCGCGGAAGCCTGCGGCCTTCCAGCAGCCATCGAACATCGGCGCCGCCTCGAAATCCTGCGGGGTCAGCGGACGCTCCCAGTCGGGCAGCTGCAGGCCCTGCGCCTGCCACCAGTCGCGCGCGAGCGTCCAGCAGTCGGTGACGCCCCACGCCCATTCACGGCCGATCAGCGGCGCCTTGTAGCCCGATGGCTTGCAGCCGCCCCATGCTTCGGTCTTCGGGTTGACGATGTGCCAAGGCAGCCCGCTGTTCTCGCACGCCACCAGATCCGGCCCGCTGGGATGCGGCGGGGTGACGGGGTGGCTGTGGATTACCGCGATGATCTCGCCGGCATCCTCGGCGGCCGCGTAGTCGTCGGGGCTCAGGATGAATTGATCGGTGCCAGCAGAGAGGTTCTGACACGGCCAATAGCGCTCGCGGCCCTTGACCACCACCAGCAGGCCACAGGCCTCGCGGGGATCCTCGGCCTTGGCGTGATCGAGTGCTGCGGTGCGCCAGGTCATAGTCATGCGAAGAACGTGCCGATGCCTGGGAAGGAGCCGAAGGGCAGCTCAGCGGTCGCGCCGAAGTGGGCCTTGCAGGCATCCAGCGTCTTGTCGCAGGTGGCCAAGCCCCCGGTGTAGCCGCACTCCGCCGACTTGTAGACCCACTGGCAGATGTTCGCGATGCACTGCCGCTTGGGTGCCCGCACTCCGGCCAAGTCGAACGATGCCGCGAGATCGAACTCCACCACGTCCCGCGTCTCTGCCACCTTCCGGTCTACGTAGTAGATCTCACGCGGAAACTCTGCGGTCGGGTCTGGCGTGCCGTAGGGGTTGGTGCCGCCGGGGAAATTGGCGCCGTCGATGTAGCGGGCCAGCGTGCGGATCCGCGTCAGCTTCGCGCCCTCGAGCCCATCGGGCAGGCTGAGCAGCAGCGCCGTGATGGTGCCGAGGATGTTGCTCACCCGCACCTTCGGCCGTGGCAGCTGGCCGTTGCCGCTGTACTCGAAGCCCTCGGCCTCAATCGGAAAGCGCAGGTACTCCTCGGCGTTCCAGATCAAAACGCCGTTGCTGTTCAGGCTGGTGCCAGCGTGGAAGCGATAGGTGTCCGCCACGCCGTGCTGCACCGCGTTCAGCTCGAGCTCGAACAGCTCGATGACGGCACTGGGCGCGATCGCCTGAAGGTCGGAAACGGGGACAGCCATCAGGGCTCAAACACCTCGCGGAACTTGGCGCGCAGCTGGTTGTTGTTGCAGTTGCTCAGCGTGATCTGCCAGCTGTCGCAAACGTATTTGCCGGCCGTGCCGCGGGGTGGCGTCCAGTCGAAGCTCTCCACCCCGCCGCGTGCATCGAGGAAGGCTGCGATCTGATCGCGCTCGGTGTCGTCGCGGTTGGAGAAGGTCAGGTCCCACTCCTTCGGGTTGGTGTTCAGGCCGAAGCGCACCCGCTGCTCGTAGCCGTCGCCGGCCTTGAAGCGGTTGACGCGCGGCTGGCTCGACTCGGTGGCCTCGAAGCTGGGGGTGAAGGTGAAGGTCGCCATGATCAAGCCGCCAACAGTCCGCCGGGCCGCTTCTGGCGGACCAGCTCATTCTGCACCGCCTGCGAGATCGCGCGGCCCAGCTGCTCGCCTTGGCCGCTGTTGCCCTGCACCTGGCTGCCGGTGGCGTCCACGTTCACGGTGACATTGGTGGCGCTGCCGCCGCCCTTCATCGCCACGGGGATCCGCCGGCCATCGGGCAGGGGCACGTAGGCCTCGGGCATTGAGCCCTCGCCGAACATGGCCAGCTGTGGGCTGTTGGCGATGCCGCCGGCCGCGTATTTGCGCAGGGGCATCGGGCCGTCGCCGGTCATGATGCCGCCGTTGGCGAAGCCGAACGCCGAGGTGATGCCCTTCACGATCGGCGCCACCACCATGGTCTGCGCGATCTGGCGGGCGATGTCCTTCAGCACGCCGG